TAACTGTTCCACAACCTGTATCAAATCCTGTATATGACTTTGTGCCTGCACCTAATGTAACTGTTCCACAACCTGTATCAAATCCTGTATATGACTTTGGTTCAACGCCTGATGTAAGTGGTGCAACTGCTGCCGCAGCTCCAGCAATAGGTGTAACAGCAGGAACAGGCGCTGCCGCAGCGGCTGGTGGAACTAGCCTTATTTCTGACGCATTAGATTTTGCTAAGAAAAATCCAGCCCTAATAGGGGGGGCGATTGGGGCTATAACTGGCGCAATTGATGCCGCCAATGCGCCAAAAGAGCAGACCACCACCACGTCAATTGATCCTGATGTCAAACGCGAGTACATGGCAAATCTTGAGCGAGCCAAGGCTGCCGCCGCTGGTTTGGGTGTGCGTCAGTTCGCAGGCTTTACTGATGACTATGGTTTGGCCGAAGCCCAACTGAAAAACCTTGGACTTGGCGGGAAGGGTCAGCAGACAACAGATGAGGCCGCAAGGCTTGCAATGATTGAGGCTGGATTTACACCTCAACAAATTGCCGCTGCCAATGCTGGAGATGCTAGTCTTGTTGAAAGTCAGGGTTACACACCTCAACAAATTGCCGCTGCACAAGCCTACCGTGGCGCTGTTCAAGATGTATCTGGTCAGCTTGGCTCTCAATTTATGGGTGCTTACTTCAACCCATATGAAGAGCAAGTAGTCCAAGGCACTTTGGGAGATATTGAGCGTTCACGCAAGATGCAAGATGTTGCTGACAGGGCCAGGGCTGTACAAGCTCGCGCATTTGGTGGCTCACGCCAAGGCGTGCAGTCTGCGCTGACAAATGAGGCTGCATTGCGTCAGGCAGGTACGACTGCTGCTGGATTGCGTCAGGCTGGATTTTCGCAAGCCGCTCAATTTGGTCAGTCTGATGCCGCACGCCAATTGCAGGCACAGATGGCAAATCAAGGCGTCTCTTTGACGCTTGAACAGGCCAACGCCCAACTGAGACAACAAGCCGCATTATCGAATCAAGGTGCATTTAATCAGGCGGCTCAGTTTGGGTCCGCTTCAGCAAATCAAGCTGCTTTGGCTAACGCTGCTGCACGCAATCAGATGAATCAGTACAACACATCATTGCGACAACAAGCCGCATTGGCTAATCAGCAGGCTGGCATTTCCGGTGCTGGTTTGCGTCAGTCTGCTATTGGTCAGCTTGGACAACTGGGTGCGCAACAGCAAAACCTTGGACTGACTGGTGCAAACGCGGTGATGCTTGCACAGCTAGAGCGCCAAAAACTTGAACAGCAAAAACTCGATGCACAGCGCAATCTTGAATTGGAGCGTTTGGGCATCACTGGCGGCGCACTCGGATTGCAGCCTGCAAATACTGGCGGCACATCAAGCCAGCCTTTGTATAGCAGCACACTTGGCAGTGCATTGTCTGGCGGCCTGATTGGCTCAAGAATTGGCTCATTAATCCCAGGACCATAAGGAAAAAACATGGCGACATCATTTGATATGGGATTGCTTGGCGATCTATTTGGCGGTGGCGGTGAGACTGGCCTTGAGGGCTACTTGACGCCAGAGCAGCAGGCCGCAATGCGGCAACAAGGACTGTTACAAGCCGCCTTGGCTATTGGTCAGGCCAGTGGCCCCAGCACTACGCCGCGCTCCTTAATGCAGATCCTTGGCTCTGGCGTTGCCGCTGGTCAGCAAGGCTATGCCGAGGCGCAGAAGAATGCCATCACCAACTTGCTGACTAAGCAGAAGCTGGATGAGTACAAGATGGCGCAAGAGCAGCGCCGCAGGCTTGAGGAGATTTTTGGTGCGCAAGCGCCTACAGCTGGTATGCCGATGACGCCACAGCAAGCCTTGGCAGTGCCTGGCGGTCAGGTTGGTCCTACTGCTGAACGCGCCGCCATGATTGGTCAAATGCCAGAGGCCGCCGCAGTGTCTCCTGAAGACATGCGTTATGAGCAGTTCATGAGGGCGGCTCAGTTATATGCTGCCTCAGATCCTGGAAAGGCCGAAGCCTACCAAAAGATGGCATTTGCGATTAAGCCACGCGAAGAAGTCACAGGCCAACCCTTTGAAGTGACTGGCGCTGACGGTAAGCCTGTCATGGTTCAGCAGTTCAAGGGCGGCAAGATCAAGACACTTGAAGGCTTTGGACCAAAACGCGAAGTGGTGTTGCAGAATGTTGATGGCCGAGTCATGGCGATTGACAAGAACAAATTGGCTGGCGGCGAAGTCTATGGCACAGGCATCACGCCAGCAGATCAGCAGCGACTGGAGATGGACGCCAAGCGTTTTGGATTGGATGTTGAGCGTATCAAGATGGAGCGCCAGCGCCTTGTCATGGAATCTCGCAGATTGAATATCTCTGAAGCAGAATTCCAGCGCGGCCAGTATGAGCGCATGGAAAATGAAGATGGCGTCTTCTACATCCCCAAGGTTCCAGGCTTGCCTGCAATCCCTGTGGCTGGACCTGGCGGTGTGCCCCTCAAAGGCAAAGCGCCACCAAAGCCAACCGAGAGCGAGGCAAACGCTGCAGGCTTTGCCAGTCAGATGGAGAACGCAGAGGCCATTATCAAGACATTGCCTGCTGGATCTCAGCCAGGCGCCGGCAGTGCAATTGCAGGATCAGTTCCTTTTATCGGTGATGTTACGAAGAGACTTGTGCAACCCGCAGCCACCCAGCAATATGAACAAGCAGCGCAGGCTTGGATTCGCGCCAAGTTGCGCAAAGAGTCAGGCGCTGTAATTGGCGTTGATGAGATGGCGCAGGAATTTCGCACTTACTTCCCACAAATAAATGACACGCCAGCCGTCATTGCGCAAAAAGCAAAGGCACGTCAGATTGCCACTGAGACCATGAAGAAATCTGCTGGCAGGTCTTACACGCCAAGTGGCGGCTTGAATTGGAATCCTGCAACACAACAATGGGAATGAGGTTCTGAGATGCCACAAACAGTCAATGTAATTGGTTATGGCCCTGTCACATTTCCTGATGGGATGTCCAAGGAGGAGATGGCTGCGGCTTTAAGAAAGTTGCCGCCAATCCCTCAAGCCGCAATTGAAGCCGAGCCACAAGGCCCAAGCATGACTGAACAGCTTGGCCGTCAAGTGGGTTTGGCAACACGTCCAATGGCGCAGGCCGTGATGTCTGCTGGCGGCATGTTGCCTCTGGTGGTCGATCCTGCCGTGAACTTCTTTAACTTGGCCGCAGGCACTAATGTGCCGACAATGTCTCAGGCCATGCCTCGGACACTGACGGCCATGGGATTCCCCGAGCCAGCCACAGCTAAAGAGCGCGTGGTGCAGGACATGACAACAGCAGGCTATGGCGTTGCCGGTGCTGCCAACTTGGCGCAGCGTGCCATCCCTGCTGCCACATCGCAGACAGCGCAAGAGTTTCTCAAGATGCTGGCGACCAACCCACAGGCGCAGGCTTCGGCTGCCACTGCGGCCACCGCCGCTGGTGGCATGTTGCGTGAAGGTGGTGCAGGACCAACCGCACAAATTGGCGGTGCGATGCTGGCTGGCATGGTTGCGCCTGGCGGTCCAAAGCTGCCCATCACACAACGCGCTATTGCCGCACCCACCAGCATGGTTCAGCCATTTACTCAGGCTGGCCGCGAGGTGATCGTTGGCAATGTGCTGCGCAAGCTGGCGACAGAGCCAGACTTGGCCGCATCTCGCTTGGCGCAGGCCGAGCCACTTGTACCTGGCGTGCGCCCCACTACTGCGGCCACAGGCTTTGATCCTGGCTTGGCGTCAGCCGAGACTGCCATCAGGGCTTTGGATCAGTCTGGGGCCTTTGCCACACGCCTGTCTGCAAATCAGCAGGCCTTGTTGGACGCCTATCGCAGAATCTCTGGCAAGCCTGGCTCCATCCCATTTGCTGAAGCCAAGCGCACTGAAGTGACACGGCCAATGCGTGAGGAGGCCTTTGCTGGCGTCACAGTTGATCCTGTGACATTCCAAAGCGGTGTCAACTTGGTGGTCAACAAGGCCATTGACAACGTCATGGCAAGCCCTGTTGGCGTGCGTATGGATGTTGAGAGCGCCATGAAATGGGCGACAGATCGGATTGCAAAGGCGAAGACACCGATGCAGTTGTATGAGGTTCGCAAGGACTTGGCTGGCGCAGCTGGTGGTAAGTACAACCAAGAAAACCCAAGCCTGCGCCTTGCTGGCGGCCAACTGAAAGACGTGATCAAGGCTGTTGATGATGTCATTGATGCATCGGCGCCAGGCTTCAAAGCCTACATGGACAAGTACTCCAAGATGTCTGGCCCCATTGATCAAATGCGCATGTTGCAGAAAATTGAGAGTCAGGTCACGACAGGCCAGCCAAACTTGATGACTGGCGAGCCTGTGCTGGCCGCTGGAAGCCTGCGCCGCCAGTTGGCAAACAAGGCTGAAGAGCTTGATCTGAAGCTGTCTATCCCTGCGCAAACGCGCTTGGACAACATCATCACAGAAATTAATCGCGGCATGGCGGCTACAGCTCCTGGTGTGAGAGCGCCAGGCTCTGACACATTCAAGAACATGAGCATGGGCAACTTGATTGGCCGTGTCTTCTCTGAATCCATGGCGACAAACACCACACTGCGCACCATGTCGCGGCCTTTGGACTTCTTATACAAGTTGCCAGATGAGCAGATTCAGCAGTTGCTGGTTGAGGCTATGCTGGATCCCAAGATGGCCGCCATGATGATGAGCAAAGCCAACATTATGAAGGTTGATCCTCTGGCTAAGTCATTACGCCAGAAGGCTGAACAGCTTGGATTTGGCACTACCATTGGCGCTGCACAAGGCGTTGACGAGATGCCGCCAGAACTTCGATTCCCATTAGATTGAGATAACACCATGGCAACCATGCAACCCACACCGCGCAACGAGTTCTTTGGCTTGTTGTCTGACGCTATGGCTGGCGGCTTGGAGTACATGCAAGACCCGAACAGGACGCAGGCATTGCAAGGCATTGGCGGCTTGCTTCAGTCCAGTATGACATCAATAAAAGAGTCGCAAGCCAAGTTTCGTGATTTAAATAAACAAGCATTTGGGGACAAAAAAAATCCATTAAAGGTAACAGATCAGGCAGCATTTGATCAGCTTACAGATATGATTATGAATGGTCCGATGGCACTTGCGCCTGCTGGCATCACTAAAAAAATTGCCACAGTAATGAACCCGGATCGTATTGCTTTTCCTGATATTTATAAGAACCCCAAAGAGTTGGTTCAAGAAGCTGCAAGCCGCGTTGCGCCAGAAAATCCATTGCTCAAGCAATTATTTGGTGTATCAAGACAAGATTTGTTTGATATTTCACAGCAAGGAACACGCGCTGGGAATATTGCTGATGCGCCATTTAAAACCGCAAAAAATCCCAAGGGTGCTGCTCATGCGCAAAGGGTAATGAATCCACGCAATGTACAGCGTTTGCAAGATATTGTGGCTGAGGCAAAGCAACAGCCTGAGTTGTACAAAGGCATGGCGTCTTGGTACACCATGGATCCGCTGTTTAAGCGCTTTGTCGATATTTATGGTGATCGTGCCATAGGTGAATACAACAAATTTAATACGCTAACAGGTATGGCAAGCCCTGGAAGCGAAGTGCTTACAGAGTTAAATCGCGGCACTGCTGCCAACATGATGGATTTTCTTGGTCGTTTTGAAGACTTTAAAAAATTTGGCGGCGTATCTGAATTTAAGCGTGGCGCAGACTTCCCGCCTGAATTGACTGGTGTGATTGGCCATCCATATCACAGCACTGCACAAGCGGGACCAATGGGTAAGTATCTTGCAACCGGTTTGCTAGAAATGGATTCAGCCAAAGTGCCAAGTTATATCGTTGCGTCTGGTGTGCCAGAGACAGGCTTTCAAACAAGATTTGCTGTTGGTGACGCACATTTTTCAAGACTTCTTGGATTACCTGATGTACGCGGAGCAACTACTAAAAAGGGAGTGCCAACAATACCAAAAGCCAGCGCGTCTGTGCCTGAAATGGTATCAATTGCGCCATTTTTTAGACAAAAAATTGCCGAACCAATGGGTATTGAGGCAGTTCCTGCACAAGCTGTTATTTGGGGCGCTGGATCGGGCGCAACTGGGGTGACATCACCAATTGGTGCGCCAAAGCTAGAGTTGCTGGCGCAACAAATTGGAGAAACGGCAATGCGCTTGGGCGTTTCGCCTGAAACAGCGCGGGACATGATTATTAGAGGTCAGACCTATGCCGGAGGCTTATCCAAGGGCGGTTTGCTTTTAGATGATTGATCGTCAACCCAATCAATAATCCATCCAATTGCTTCTTGCGCTGAAGGTGTTTCACCGGACGCTACTTCTACTTCATTTGCCTGCTCAAGCATATCAATTAAAAATGCTTGAAGTTTTTCTTGATCAATCATCATCTCTCTCCATAAAACGCAGCCACCAGCGGATCGCGCCGAATCTTCCACTTCTTTGCCCTCTCCCGCGCCATGCGAAAGGCGTGGTCATCGAGTGACTCTTTGGCTCTCCACCGAACAAGTCTTTCTCTGGCCGTCATAGGTTTTGGCCTTGGCGCGTCAGAGCCGATGCCATACCTGTAAACGGCCACAGGTGTATTCCCGATACGGCGCCAGTCTGCCACATACACCAGACCAGACTTGCGCAGCCTGGCGATCAGGATCTGCGCAGATCGCTGGGTGCAATACACCTTGGCGGCCACTTCATGCGCTGTGAGCTGTTCGTGCGTAAGCAGATTGATGATGCGTGGCAGGCGGGTTGACTTCAATCGTATCCCCATCGCTTGCAAAGTGCTTTGGTCTTTGCTTTAAGTTTCTTCTTTTCGCAGACCTTTGCATGTGATCTCTCTACCATCTTCTCGCGCAGTGTCTTTGGCGTGGGTGGCGATGGAAACAATCCATGCCAACCAATCAGGCCGCAGATGAAGGCAACGACAAGACGGTCTGTCATTTACTGTTTTCCTGTAACAGCTTGGCAAGCTGCTGGCGCAACCACTTCGGACCGCCAATCTCTTTCCATTTGATGTACTGCGATGGGGTCAGCCTCACACCAACAAACTTGCTGGCAGCGGTCAGTTCTGACTTTGGTCTTGGCATTACTTAATCTCCCAGGAATCTAGCAGCACCACGATGAAAGCGTAGAGCACCACAAACAGGATGGCAATGCCAATCGCACCAAGCAAAACGAAGCTCAAGACTGTTTCCATTTTTTCTCCTCACTTGGTGGGGTCCAACCAAAGCGCCGCCAGGTGGCCTGCACATCAGTGACTTTGTTTACTTTGGCGGGTGGAAAGGGCGGCACAAAGATCTTTGTGCCAGGTGGTGGGTTCCAGTTCAACTTCTTCACTTTTGACTCACCAAGAGTTCCAATTCCACTTCTTTGACCCGATCTTTAAGGATCTGCAACTCGTACTCAAGATTTGTAATCTTTTTGTCCATGCGCTCGCGGGTCATTTTTTCACCATGCACCCAGCCAATTAAAGTGCCCTCGGTTACAGCCTTGCGAGCAAATGTCTTGAAATCCTCGCGGGAGAGGAAGCCGCCACCAATCTCAATCGAAGGCGTAAATCTGCCGACTGCGCGGTCAATTTCGATTTGCATTTTCTCACTCATTTTACTAACTCCTTGATGATTTCAACGATGAAGGGCATGGCGAACAATACGCCAACAATGATGGCTTGAAGGGCTTCTTTAATTGTCATCTTCATTCTCCTCACAGAGTTCACAGCCAGGATGGTCGGGGTCGCTACAGTCATGGTGGCTGGATAGGTTGGACTCGTACCGCTTGCGGTAGAAATCCTCCCACCACATCTCGTTTGCTTCTTGTTCGCTGATTCTCATGATGTCTCCTTAAAGTTGGGGCCGAAGCCCCTTAGGTTGCGTTGTTGATGTGAAAATCATAACAGAATTGACAAGTCCATCAATTTACCTATTATTTAGTCAACTATTAAGCACTTACAATATCCCTGCTGGTTGATCTCCACCAGCAGTTGCCCTTGGGGGGGTTGGCGTGAGTCAGCCCCCTTTTTTCTCTGTACACTTGACCATCTTTACAAAACATGGTTAACATCTTACACATGAAAACAGTATCTCAGCAAGCAATGCACGACATCAAGCACAAGGCCGAATCGGCTGGATACAAGATGAGCGATGTCTGCCGAGTGGCAGAGATTGATCAGGCTCAAGTCTCGCGCTGGCTTAATGGCATCACAGAGCCTCTCTACGGCAGCGTCATCAAGCTCGACCAAGCCGCAGACGCACTCGTCTCAGCACGCCTACAGGTGCTCAACCAAGCCATGGAAGAAGCCGTCAAATGACCAAATACTGCATTGGTGTAGACCCTGGCCTCTCAGGCGCAATCGCCGTCATGTCGCCCGAGAGCTTGAAGATATTCGATATGCCCACCATGACCTTGGATCGCAACGGCAAAGCCAAACGGCAAGTCTCTGCCACCGAGCTGGCCCAACTGCTGTACCTGTATTCTGGCAAAGACTGTCATGTCTACTGCGAGCGCGTGTCAGCCATGGCAGGCCAGGGCGTGACAAGCGTTTTTAGCTTTGGCCGATCATTCGGCATGATCGAGGGCATCTTGGCGGCTTTGCACATGCCTGCTACCTATGTCGCCCCAGCCACTTGGGTCAAGGCCGTACATCGCGGCGCAGGCAAAGATGCCAGCCGCCAACGCGCCATGGAATTGTTTCCAGAGAATCAGGCCGACTTCAAGCGCGTCAAGGATGATGGCAGGTCCGATGCCGCACTGATAGCCTTTTGGGGCAAGCACTATGCATGACCAAGAACGCGCCACCATGCGTGAGCACATCATCTGGCTTGGCATTGAGCTAGAAAAACAACGCAAACTTAATCAGCAGCATATCGTCTTCTTAAAGCGCCTGCTCGATCCAGAAGACCTTGGCTTTGCAGCCAGCAACGAAGTGCGAAAAATTGCATACGAATTACTCATCAACCAACAAGAAGACAAAGAATGACAAAACGCCAAGCCCCACTCAAACTACGCCCATCATCTGCCTCGCGCTGGATTGCCTGCCCAGCCTCTGCGCGGCTCTCAACCCTTGTGCCCTACCAAGAGTCAGGTGAGGCCGCCAAGATTGGCACAGCCATCCATGCGCTGGCCGAGACCTGTTTCCAGCTTGACACCGACCCCATGCAGTTTGTCGGGCAGACAGTTGAGGGCATCACCATGACTGAAGAGAACTGCGAGTTCGCGCTAGAGCACCTGCAAGCCATCTGGGCGGTCCAAGACGAGCTGGGGCATGTCAAGGTTGAGCAGCTTTTTAAACTCTACGACACGCCCCTATTTAGCCTCCAAGGCACTGCTGATGTGGTCGGCTGGTCTGACTCTAAGCTCACAATCGCAGACCTTAAAACAGGCCGCGGGTATGTGGACGCTGACAGCGAACAGATGAAGATTTATGCCTTGGGCGCGATGAAGGCCAACAACTTGCGGGTCAAGGAGGTCGAGTTCCAGATCATCCAGCCCCACCATGGCGACAAGCGCATCCACCGCATGTCGGCTGATGAGCTTGGCGTGTGGGAGACACAAGTCATGATGCCTGCCATTGCGGACGCTGTCAGCACTAATCCCACCTACGCGCCAAGTGAATCTGCCTGCCAATGGTGTCCCGCCAAGACTATTTGCTCTGCACAAAAGCAATCATTTGATGTGGTGGCGGCGCAGCCTGATCTCACCGTCATGAAAAAGGAAGAGGTCAAGGAAGTCATGCTGGCGCTCACACCTGCGCAGATTGGCGACATCTTGGACCGCGCACCATTGGTTGAGAAGTTCATTGAGGCAGTGCGCGCACACGCCTTGGACGCAATGGAAAAGAATGGTGCAGTTATACCTGGCTGGCAGTTGCAACCCAAACGCGCATCCCGCAAGTGGCTTGATGAAAACACTGCGCGTGCCGAATTGATCGCTGCGGGTTTATCCGATGTCGACATATTTGAAACAAACCTTATTACTCCAGCGGCGGCAGAGAAACTGCTTCCAAAGGATCAAAGAGTACTCTTGGACGATCTCACGGCCAAGGTATCGAGTGGCTTGACGCTGGCAAAAGACCGCGGCCTCAGTCAATAATCACAACCCCTGTAACTTTTAAAGGCAAACGCAAATGCTAAATCTCTCATCTGGTAGCGGCTCTGGCAACTACATCCGCTTCTCACCCCAAGCAAACGCATGGACCAACAACCTTGGCGAGGAAATCCAACTCAAGAAGGTGGTGTTCGACATCGACAACGTGCAAACAGGCTGGCTCCTTTTGGGTGTCGGTGTGCGTGAATGGAATGCCGATGCACAGCTTGGCCGTAAAGGTCCACAGCCATCCCCTGAGCACAAGCGCGGCTTCATCGTCAAGTTCTACAACAAGGAGATCGGCACAGTCGAGTGGTCATCTAACGGTGTAGGACCAAACATGGGACTAGAGCAGTTGTACACCGCCTGCGCGGAACAGCACGCCGCCAACCCTGGCAAGATGCCTGTGCTTGAGTACACAGGCTCCAAGCTAGAAAAAATCGGCAAGGGCACAACCCGCATCCCAGCATTTAATGTGGTGTCGTGGATTGTGAAGCCTGCCGGCATGGATCAGCCTGATGCAGAGTTCGTGGCACAGGCAGTGGCTAAACCACAGCTACCACCTAAAGCAGCACTAGCTCCGGCGCCAAAGAAGTCAGCCATGGCGCAGGCCGTAGAAGATGACGAAATGTTTTAACTGAGTTGAGTTACGCGCCGAGGTGTTACAGCCTCGGCTTTTTTTTCTTTAAAAAATTGGCAGCCAATAAATGCAAGCAGAACAAATAGCCAAGCAGCTCGGCAACGCCAGACGAGCCAACGGCCAATGGGTTGCATCATGCCCAGTTCCAGGTCACGGCAAGGGCAATGGAGACAAGAATCCCTCACTCTCAATCAGCATCAACGATGACGGCAAACCTCTGTTCCATTGCCACGGTGGGTGCACGCAAGAAGATGTCTTCAATACCATCAAGGACATGCAGCTGCTGCCAGAGATGGAAGACAGGCCAGATCCACTCGCCAGCATCAAGCCCCTACCACAAGTGCAGTTTGACCATGAGTGGGAATACCAAGACGAGAACAAGACAACCGTGTTTGTTAAGCAGCGGTTGCGCATAGGCGAGTCGGGTAAGACATATCGTCTGTACAAGGTGGACGCTGATGGCAGGCGGCACACGACATTGGGTGACGCACGCATCGTCCCTTACAACTTGCCAGAGTTGCTGGACGCAAAGTCGGCGGGACGCATCATCTACTTGGTTGAAGGCGAGAAGGCGGCAGACGCATTGGCAACCTTGAAAGTCACGGCCACAACGGCGCACACAGGCGCAGGCTCTTGGCCAGAGGCCATCACAGAGTACTTTGCCGGCGCCAATGTGGTGATCCTCCCAGACAATGATTTGCCCGGCTGGCGCTACGCGCAGAAGGCGGTGGACGCGATCCTGCCCATCGCTAAGAATGTCAAGGTCGTTGACCTGGGACTACAAGGCCTTGGCGATGATGCCCATGAGTTTATCCATGAGATGGAAAAGACAAGAGAAGACTTGATCGAGCTGGTGAAGGCAACGCACAAATTGACATCGACAGATGTAACGATCCCCGAAAGACTTCAAGGCGTGAAGCTGGATGCGCTAATTGATTCAACACCACAACAACAGCAAGCACAGCCAGAGGACATCGCCAAGGAATTTGAGCCAGACGCAACAACGCCAACCCAAGACAAACCCACCAAACCTATCAAGACAGTCAAGATTGAGTCATGGGATGACATACAGGATGAGCCAGTCGAGTGGCTGATCTATGGGGTATTGCCAGTCAAGGCGTTTGCAGCCTTGTATGGACCGCCTGGCTCATTCAAGTCATTTATTGCACTTGACATGGCAGAGGCGATAGCTACAGGCAGGCCGTGGATGGGCAACCCGACAGAGAGACAAGGCGCAGTGCTGTACCTGTGCGGTGAGGGATTTGGCGGCGTGGGTGCAAGGATCAAGGCGTGCCAGATCCACCACAGCACGCCAAAGGGTGCGCCGATCTATGTGATCCGCCACCAGCTCAACCTCAGATCAAGTCAGGAAGACTTCAACGCGCTCATGTTTTCCATTGTGGCGCTGGTGGAGAAGACAGGCATGGAATTTCAGTTGATGGTGGTAGACACCTTAGCTAGGGCATTTGGCGGTGGCAACGAGAACGACTCGGACGCGATGGGTGCATTCATCACCACCATGGGAAAGATCCAAGAGTTTCTCAACTGCGCCCTGATGGTGCTGCACCACAGCGGCAAAGACTTAGCCAAAGGTCTGCGCGGTCACTCAAGCCTGCTTGGGGCCGTAGATACGCAGTTGGAGATCCTCAGATTCGAGGATCAGCAAAAGGGAGTCATCAGCCTGACTAAGCAGAAAGATGGACAAGATGGGGTCAGGTATGGCTTTGAGATGGTGGAGATAGAGATCAGCGGCTCAAGCCTTGGCTTTGATCCAGTTGTCAGTCTGGCGGTCCAAGCCAGCAATGAGGCCGTCAATCAGGCATCAAAGAAGGTGGGTAAAGGCAACTCAGGGAACGCCGGAAACGGCAAAAACCAACGCCTAGAGATGCTCTGTCTGGAGACTGTGGTCAAGGCTAAAGGAGGCATAAAGTATATAGACGGCAAACAGAGGATGGTCGTCAATTTGGAGGAATGGAGGCTGGAATTGTGGTCAAAGATGGGGTGCTCGGAAGATGATCGGAACAAGTTCAACACGGCTTGGAGCAGGGCGAAGACTCGATTACAAGAGGTTGGGCTTGTCGGCATCAGGGATAAATTGGCGTGGTTGGAGTCAAAAGATGCGTCTATTGACGAGTATTGATACTGTACAAATAAACAGCTTACAACTTACAAACGCATACATTTGCAAGTGTTTGTAAGGTCACTCTTACAAATTACAAACCGAGAGTCTATAAGACTCGAGGTTTGTAAGAGAGTGATTGAAAGAATGAAAGGAAAGAACAAGATGGCAACGAAACAGAAAACGAGAAAACCAAATCAACTTCCATTGGTGGAGACTCCTCGTCCGCCAGCAGATCCTTGGACCATTCATGTTCAAGCAAAGTTGGTGGAACTAGAGACGGTCAAGGCAGCCAGTGATAGGAAGTGGGGAGAAAACCGACTGATTACTTTAGTTGACAGTGATTTCAGGGAGAAATTCTGGATTCAAAACAGTCGCGTTCACCAATTCATCGTTAAAAAAGATCAGATCAAGTTTGATTCAGCAGTCGCGTCCATGATCAGGGCATTTGGCGTGCTAGATGCCAAGGCAACCGAAAAAGGTTTCCAGCCAGCCGCAACAGAGATTCCACGCATCGAGTGGGAGATGGATAACGGCCAGATCATGGTGGTCGTCAGGACAATCAACGAAGCCTTGGCAATCCAAACATCACGCAAAGATCTGCGGGACGAGCACATCTGGAGCCTAGAAGAGCTGGAGGTCTTCATGGTCGAGCCAATCGTGCAAGATGTGATCAAGGTCAAGGCACTCTATCCAACTGCCAAGGTGATCAAGTTCAGCTCAACCAAGCCAGGCGGTGAAACAGGATTTGATGACTTTGAAAATGATCTGGTATTCAGCGACAATGAGCCTATAGAGTGCAAGTTCGACTCAAAAGCAGCAGAGAGGTACAAGAATGGATCAAATTAAGCGGTTAGCGGGGTTTATCCGCGAAAAGCTACTGGCGGTAGTCCAGCGCGTTAAAACGGCTTTAAAGGGCTGAGAGATGCCTGGAAGACCTAAGTTTAGACAAGACATGGCATTGCTTGAGCAATTGCCACATGACATGATCGTCAGCATGTTTGAGGATGGACGCTCGCAGACGCAGATCTGCTATGAGCTAGGCATCGGGCGCAGGGCGCTTGAGCAATGGATCGAAGATGCCGATCCCCATATAATTGCGCGTGCGCGCGCGAAAGCCGCCGATAAGCTCGCGGTAGAGACTATGGACATCGCAGACGGCATGGACATCGACCACGCACAGCGCGATATCCAGCGCATCCGCACTCGGCAATGGCTGGCCGAAAGGTGGGATCAGAAAACTTATGGCTTACAAAAGCAGGCGCAGGTGACGATCAACATGCAAGACCTGCGCATCGATGCGCTGCGCCATGTCGAGGTCATCAGCGACTTATCCACAGGGGAAAAGGCATGATATTCATCGCGGCCTGTGGGCAACTGGCATTTGGCAAGGTGCGACATGTATAAGCTGTGCGTAACAGGGTTTCGACTTAACATAATGGACATCGTGTAAAACAAACAAATGCACGCATATTCACAAAAGCCAATCGAATCAACGACTTACGCCAGTTCTGCGTCTAGAAGTTGTCCACATACGCTGAAGGTACTCACCTGCTGGCCGCGGCGGCTCGACCCCCCCCATCGCTCGGCGCGGCGGGGGCGGCTGATG